ATTTAAGTAAGAAAAATAAGTCCCAGTACCAGTTACTTTATTACTTCCGGCTTCAATTTCTACGGTGCCAGAACTAGAACTAGAACTAGGTCTGGGTAATTCTTTCCAGTATTTTTGAAGATCCGTAGTATTGTCTTCATTCATTGCTTCATGAAGGTCGTACCAATAAAAAATATTTAAATCTTCGTCAAATCTTGCATTTATAAGTTTAAGAGCAAAAGTATCTAATCCATAATCATATTTGTCTAAAACTACATAAGCTATTCTAGTTCCATTTCCTGTCGTTGTTCCAGTCCAATTCTCGCTTCTAATTATATTTACATCAAAAGTATAATTAGAAGAAAAAGTAACACTATTAGCTCTTCTAAATCTACTTGGAGCTACAACAGTACTTACAGGTAGTCTGAATTTAAAAATACCTCCTCTATGATCTAGCCAAGTTGTTAAGTCTTCTGCATCTCCGCCATCTGATTCACTCGGAAGATACTTATACTCACCTTGAGTATTGAGAACAATATCTCCCGTTCTATAGCCTTCATCATTACTAATAGAGTCATAAGCACCTAATGCGGAATCAAAGTCTCCTCTAAATAGTCCGGAATTAGAGTTCGTTTCATTTGTTATAAAAGGAAACTGAGAGGCAAGACCTTCAAGCTGTATGCCTTTATTTCTACTTACATTATCATCAAACGGGTCATCTACTATATATTTTGTTGAAGTCCACGCAGATTTTTTCTGAGAAACAGATATTGCTCTGACTCTAAAAGTAAAAGTACCGTTTGGTACATCCCGAATAGAAAGAGTTCTATTAGTACTGTTTACCGTAAATATATTTTGTCTGTCGGGTAGAGTATGTAATACTTCAAAACTATCTAAAAATCTATTTGTAGGAATACCATTAGAATCAAATTCTGGATAATCCCATGCAACTATAAGTTCCTCATTAGGCCTAGAAGCATTAGAGTTTTGTAGTATAAATACATCTGTAGGCGCTTGAATAATTTCGCTTTCAACTGGGTATACGTCTTCTGGAATATCTAAAATTGAATCAGGGTCATCTACAAAAGAATATTTACTATTATAGTGTTCTACTGCGGAAATACTATAAACATTGTTTTCTTCTTGGGCTATTCCTAAAATTTTATATAAGTCTGGAGAACCTGTAGTTTGATTACCATCATATATTTCTTCTAGCATCCATACGGAGCTAGAAGTAGGAGTTACTTCAAAAGTGTCTGATACAGTAATTCTTGCATTTCCAGAAGCAGATCCATTATCATACGAAGATACACTTTTACTTTCAACAAAAGAGTCTTTTTTCCAAGAAAGTTCTATCGGACGGTAAGTGCCACTATCATTATAGAAAGCATTACTTGCTCTTGCTTCTGTATTTATTTCTACAGAAGTATATGAGCTATTTTCATAAACATACAAATTTGTAGTTATTCTTTTACCTCTAGAGTATTCCGTTCCTCCAAGGGTTATTTCTCCATTTGAATCTAAATCAAGAGTGTCCTCTCCTATATAAAAAGCGGCAGGTTCTGTTATAAGAACATTAAGATTATAGCTATAGTCGGAATCAGAAGTATTTAAATTTAGTGGACGATCTACGGTTATTACAGTTCCACTACTATCTACTTCTGCAATTCTACCACTAAGAGTGGCTCCGTATCTTGCAGAATCTTGTACTTCTATTATATCTCCAGGTTTAAGAAATAAGCCCTCAAAAGATGTTTTAAAAGAAACAATCTCAGTTTGTTCTTGAGCAGTAAATAATTTCCATTTTCCATATCTGCGAGCCTGACCCTCAGAAGTGCACCCAAAAGCAACTGCTTCTTCTTTTATAATACGACCAGATTCTATAATATTTTGTCTATCTTCTACAATAAGAGCGGTAGGCTCATATCCTATTTCTGGATTATTCCAAGTTACTATAACTTGATTAGTTCTGGTTTTTTGTCCAGTGCTTTCATACGCAAAAGTACCCTCAATAACATTTGCCCGAGAAAAACTATAAACTGGGTCTCCAGGAGCATCAAGTATTGTGCTCATCTTACCATCCATCCAGTACACTAAAGATGTAAAGATTGTGGCCATGTCTTTTACAACTTTATAAACATCAGTAGCTTTAGATAGGTATAAGTTTGCAGTAAATCGAGGTTCAAACCCTCCTTTACCATCTGGTACTAATTCATCACAATATTTAGACACTCTATATAAAGAATATATATCTATATCTGATAAACTTACCCAGTCTCCTGCCCCAAATCTATTATTTGTAATAATATCTAAAAATATCCAGACAGGATTATCTGTATAGTATAGTTCTGTACTAAATGAGCCACTCCAAAAGTCTGGATAGATAGGCACAGTATAAGGTGAACTAACCCCGTTTAATGTTTTAGATTGAGTAGCAGTACTATATTCTCTGGGTAAGTATCCAGAAGGAACTTTTACTTTCATTCCACGAATTTCATAGCTTCTTTTTGGAACGCTAGTGTATTCCCTTGAATCTAAGAATAGGCCCGCGTGGGCAGTATAAGGATAGGAAAATTTATCAGTATTTATTGCAACTATATTAGAGATATTACTAGTAGAATCTCCTTGATCAGTATCCCAAGCTTCAGCAGCATCTCCACCTCCTTGGGCAATCCCCACACCTTTATGCCGACTTAAACGAAAAATTCTTATTTTAAAATCTACAAAGGGTTTAATTATCGACAAGTCAATATAATGCTCAAAGGAAATTGCACCATTATCATTTCCTGCGTGTTGTATAATACCTACTGAAGTTCCGTCAGCGGAAGTAAAAGCATGTTTATAGGCTTCGAATCCTGTAGCCCCTGGAGCTTTTCTTGCTATTTGAATTAAATAATGGGCATAATTAGTAGTGTCATCACCATTATCTTTTCTTATGGACTGCAATCGTGGATAGGCTATTGAGATTCTAACTTCATCTAAAGTTGGAACCACGGAATTAAGATCCCCAAAAATACTGGCAGAAAATTCAATAGGAGATATGGCACCTTCAGTATTAATATTTTGACTTTCTGGATAACCGTCTATTCCGAAATCTTTGAAGGCTATGTCATTTCTATCTAATATATCATCAGGATTTTCGGTATTCCATACACTATAATTAATCTGTTTAAGCTGTGTAGTCGGAAGAGTATTAAGCTGTCCTGTGTAAGAGGTACCTCCTCCAACACCATTTAACTCAACAATAGGATCTTGAAAAGTACTTCCACCTCTAAACTGAGCCACAAAATTATTGGAAGAAGATGGATTTTCAGCCTCAAAATCATCAGGACTAGGTGCAGTAGCTCCTGTTATTGTAAAACTAAACTCTGCAGGATCTGATGTACTCGGAGAGTAGAATCCAAGCATCCAAGGGGCCTGTTCAAGAGTAATAATATTATTAATACTGTCTATCTGTGATATTTTTACGTTTTCTAATACTTGTACTTTGTAATTAATATTATTATTTACTAGCCATATATCTCTATCATTATAGTGTTTTATATAAGGTATAAATATTAATGAGGTTCCGGATACTTTTCCCTCCCCTACAGACATAACTTCATTTGTATTCGGATTGGCTAATACTATAAATCTATTAGTTATATCTGTCGGGGTTTCTACTTCAAATATGTAGTTTCCTGCATCGGGAGTACCACTACTAAAAGTTACTCCAGTTACAGAACCATTGCTCACAGTCGTAGTAGCAGTTATTGAAGTAATAACTTCATAAGTAAGTGGACTAGCAGAAGTTCGTCTTTTAATAACAACTCCCGGGGCGCTTGTGTACCCCGAGCCGGAAGAAGCCACACTAGTAGTAAAAGTGCCGGAACCATTATAATAGATTCCTGTTAATGTCGCACTTTCTTTCGCCGTAACATGATAGTCACTAAAATTAGTACTACCAGTAATTGTAATAGTACCATTACTATTATATTGTGCACTGCTTTTTGTTATTCCTTCATCTCTTAATACTAAAAAATTATCATTTTTTGGAGTACCAGAAAAATTTGATGGAATATTTGGAAAAGTGACTGCTCCAGTTAAGTCGTTACTACTAGTAAATTTAATTTTACCTTCAGTAGGAGTCCATGGAGCATCTGGATCGAGATCTTTAACTCTATTTCCATTTAAGAATATGGAGGATTCTCCATATAAAAGCCCGTCTATAGGGCCTTCACAAATTGCATCATGAATAAATATATGCTGCTGATTACTTTTTACAGGCGTGACCATTTATATATTCCTATTTATTACCTAAGCACATACTGCGAATAATATGTTAAACTTCCTGGCGTATAAGGATAGCCCCCGTTATAGTAGTAATTACTAAAAACGTTTTCTTTATTTCGTAATTCAAATCCTATAGGCCTTCCAGGGACTCTAAGCTGTCCATAAACTACTGGTACAGGGTCGCCTTCTAAGACTGTTTGCTCAGACCCTTGAAATAAATAAGAATTTTCCGCAGCATTTTCAGGTATATCCAATGAAGGATCTGGAGCCATAATTTGTTGAAGTCCTGTTAGGGCTAAATTTACTGCTACTCCTAATGCTAAAAGTCCAAGAGTACTTCCAGCAGCATATGCTAATCCTGCGGATAAGCCACTCATTATACCGCCGCCAAAAGCGCCCCCAGCTAAAGCTGTATTAGCCCCTAAAGCAATAGCGCCCCCAACAGCTACTAAAGCTACAATAGCTATTGCTGCCAATATTTTTCCTAAACCACTTTTTGAGCCTGCGGGCTGAGGAGATATAAAAATATCTCCTTCTCCTATTTTTAATAGCATTTCTTCTTCATCATCTAGTCCTTTATCTCCTACTTGACAGAGAAATCCTATATTTTTTTCGTGACACTCAATAAGATATTGTCGAAGCTCGGGAAAATTACAATTTAAGCATCTCCATACATCTGCTACAGATTCTGCATAAATTGTAAACTCAGAACCGAATTTTTTTGCTATTGCTCCTTCTAAATATACTTTACGCTCCATATCTATAAACTCCGTCTAAACTTTTTACCCAGAACTCATTTAAAGGTTCTCTACAAGATAATCTATTTTCTGCATGATGAAAAAAATTATTATCTCCAATATAAACACCACAGTGATCTGGAACATCATGCTTTACTTTAAATATAAGAACATCATTTTTTTGTATTTGTTCTAAAGAGACTTTTATTCCTCCCCATTGTTTTATAGTTTCTTCTGAAAAATAATCTAATTCTCTATCCCACCAATTATCTTCAAAAGGTATTCTCGGAGGTATATCAATATTTTGACTCTTTAAGTAATCCCTCATTGCTTCAAAACAGTCTTGTACTCCAAACTTATACTCTCTGCCAATTAACGGATGCGTTTTTTCTTCAGGTTCTACAATATTTAGTTCCATATCAGGGTAACTAAAAATCCAGTATGGAATTCCCAGAGCATTACAATTATTTATATCAGAAACACTAGGCTCATTTGAAGTATCTGGGTGACTATGTACAATTGCAAATATATCGCATTTTTTTACAATATTAAAATAATCTTTGGAGGAGAGAATAAAATCGTCCTCGTCTTCTGCAACATTTGTACAAGGAAACCATTCTTTTTTTCCTTTTT